ACTGTGGATGTGCTGGTGAACGCCGCTGAACTGTAATAATTTGTTCCGGTATTGGCATAAATTGGTGTAGAAATATTTGCACTACTGATCACCACACGCTTGGCAACAGTCGTATTGCCTGCGGCAGCACCTGCATGACATACAATACCAGTTTCATCAAACCCAGTGTAAGCAGAACTATAAACATTTATCAATGCTGGCAAAGAAACTGCTGTGCTTGCTCCATTCACACTGGTCAGTGTGGCACTTATATTGCCAACCGCGGCAGCGGTTCCGTTGACACTGACAAAAATATTTCCAAAAGTGTATGTGTTTGATATCACATTGCCGGTATTGGCTTTGGGTATGCCACTGGACAAATAAGTGGTAGCCCCGTCAAGTTGAGCATAGGTCTTGGTCTGTGTTGATACTAGCGTGCCTGTTGTGCCTTCTGCCACCGTGGCGTTGGCCGCAATGGACATTGGCGTTGCACTGGTATATGTTTGGCCAATCCAGTTATATGCCTGTAATCCTGTGATACGAATATTACCGCCGCTTTGATAATAAGGAATGCCCGACACGGTTCTGATGGTGACACCCGACTGTGTGACATTGCTCACCGTAACACCACTTGTGACCAATGTTGGCACTGATGTTATATCATCCTTGACAAAGCCTATACTGTTGACTGTTCTGCCAGCGGCAGTGTGTTCTAAGTGTATGTCGTTATAACCCAGGCCAAAGTTTGTCAATGCCGAACTTACATAAGCACTGAATACTTTGTAGAATCCTGTTGGATAGGTAGCGGCACTGATTGCAGAGCGTGCATCAGCATCAGCTGTTACATACAAGTTGGCGTTGGTCTGAGCACCACTGGATGAGGTACTAAAGCCAACTCCGCCTGCGTTGGCGCGATTGATGTAGGCTGTTACTGTGCCAGTCACGCTGGTATTGGCCTGTGTCACTGTGCTCATCACCAGTGGAGTGGTTGTAGTGTAGCGTGTCACACTGGATCCAGCTGAGGCTATATTGCCTGAGGTGTTGTCTACGGCATTGGCCGCTAGTAACGGAGCATTTGTATATTGACTGGTGCTACTCATTGACAGCGTTTTGCCACTGAGTGCTGTGGGTGCTGCCGGATTACTGTTGATTGTAATGGTCAGTGACTTGCTGTTACTTTGTGATATGCTGCCTGGATTACCATGAACAGTCAAGTTGGCTGTCTTGGTTCCGGTGTTGGCATAGGTATATGTGATGTTGGCACTGGTAGTACCTGCACCTGTTGTTATATTGCCCGATGCTGTGCCATCACCAAAACCCCAATTGTATATGGTAGAGTTTTGAGCGGCCGTGTTGTATGTGAACAATGCTCTGTTGTTGCCATTATAGTCTGTATAAATGTATCCTGATAGTGCAGTATCCCCTGTCTTGTCACTGACTGTTACTGCTGTGGCTGATATGTTTGATCTAACACTGGGAACCACAGTGACCGATACATTTGAACTGGAGAAAGGTGATGATGTATGTCCGTTAAACACCCGCAGTTGACTATCATATGTGACATTGGCACCTGTGGCCTGTTGCAACGCAGTCATGGTGTAGGTATGGTTCAGCGTTTGATTTTGGTAACTGCCACTGGTGGCTCCGCCACTGCCTATTGCAACGTTGCTGTTGCTGGTTGTATCGTTCCACCAATACTGATAAACTTGTTGTGCTCCAAATACTGCCGCATTGCCAGGGTTGGTTGCAGTGGCATTGGTAAGTTGCAATATGCCGCCACCATTGGCTTCCCAGTTTATCACATAAGGAACATTGGCAGTTATTGCAGGAGTATGTGTGCTGTAAACTTTTGTAGTTGTTGCCGCACTGTTGACTGATACATTACTGGGTCCAGCAGTTGTACTGTTGGCTTGTAGTACGATGTTGTATGTGCTGTCACCTGAGGTGTTGGTGTAGGTATGTACCTGTGTGCCACCCGATGTTGAGCTAACGGTTGTGCTGCCATCACCCCAATACACTGAGTAATCAGTTTCGTACTGACTTGAATCAGTCAGTAATACCGCATTTCCAGTGTTCAGCGAAGTAACATTGGCTGAAAAAGACGGTATTGGATTTGGTGTGTATAGTGTAATGTAATTGGTACGAGTAAAGTCGTCAACGCTACCAATTGCACCCAGGGTGGCATTACCACCCCAAGTACCTGCACTATTTGATGCACGATAATATACTGTAAATAAACCACCCAGCACATTGCTGTAGGTATGTGTTATGGTACTGCCACCAGATGTGTATATATTGCCGTCACCAAAGTCCCAATAAAAAGTGTTTGGATTTCCGCTGGCTGTGCCGGTAAACACAATAGTTTTAGGACTGGCGCCTGCCAGTGAGTTTGCTGTAAATTGTGCATTACCCACAAATGTACCTTGTCCAAGATTCAACGCAACTTGATTTAAATTATCAATTGCATCTGTAACTTTGGTTGTTGTGGTCCATCCGTCGTAAGCGGCATTGGCTGCCAGACTTAGGTCTGTGGGAGTTCCTAGATAAATGCTATTACCACTAAACGCATCTAAGCCTGAAATAACATTAAGATTGGCAAATGATAAATTACCTGTGCCGTCAGTAAACAGTACATCGTATTGTGATCCACCCGATAATACAACATTTGCCGGGGCGCCGAGATTGATTTTACCAGTGTCGCTGGTGATGGTGTTGCCTGCAATGGATATGTTACCCAATCGAACATTACCATTTACATCCAGGGCCTGTGTTGGACTGGCGGTGTTAACTCCAATACGACGATTGGTAACATCAAAATAAGTTAGGTTTGTGTCAACAGAAAGATCAACCCCTTGGCGTACCAAGTCTGGTTGTAGCATTGGTCCTGATATTTTACCAAACGCCATTGTTGTTCCTTACAAAGCGTCAGTGCTATTAAAATTATGCAATACTGTAATTGTTTGTCCGTAGCCGCCTGTGCTAGGTGTAATCTGAACATACGCATTACCTGCGGTGAAGTCATAATTGACTCCAGGTACTTGCTGAACTCCTCCAACAAAAACTAAAACATTTGCTTCTTGTCCTGAAGTATAACTGTAGCTCATTGGTCCATAATATGCAGTACCATTGGCTGTTGTAAAATTATCTTTGGCTATGTTGACTGAACCAATTTTAGCAATCTGACTCCAAGCACCATCGTAGTAAAATTCAACTTTACTATTGGTTGAATTAAATCTAACAACACCATCAACCGGAGCGTCGGATAGACTTTGACTGCTGATTGGCAATCTTACACCCAACGACCCAGGTGCTATGTCAGGATTCTTTAGTAATCTTGCCATTGTTATAATCCAATCGAACTTACAGTCGAAGTAATAGTAGTTGCCGCTGAACAATTAGCTTTAACTGTGTCGCCGTCGGCCAAGATAAATTTTTCAGCAAAAACAATTAATGTGTTGTAGGCTGTAATACTGACATTAGAATAGATAATAGTACCATTGCCGGCTGTACTACCATTGGGAACTAAAAATATATTTGCGGTTGCATTGTTTGCTGTGTAATTACACAGGTGAATTGTAGTAATAGCACTTGAGCCACTGCTAACATAAATGTTAGCGGCATCACCTGTGCTAATTGCTGTATTTAGAATAGCCATTTAATTTGTTCCTATCATCCAAAAATAATACTGTATTTAATTGCGGCACTCTTGGTTGCCAATTCGTTTGTTGCTCCATCGCTTTGTACTGTGTAGAGTCCTGATCCTCCGCCACCAGCAGTTGTGGTATATATCACAGTATTACTTGCTAGTGCAGATGGCGCAACAGATGTTGTGGCCATTGCAACGTTATCATTGATTCTAACATAACTTGATGTGCTTGAATAAATTTGATAGTTTTGTACATCCAAGTTGCCGCCCAACACAGGTGCTGTATCCTGTACTACAGCGGTCAGCGCCGAACCAGTACCAGTTGCAATGTTGGCATATGCTGATCCGTCGCTGGTAATTTGCCAGGCTTTGACTGTTTCATTCCAACGCAACTGCACATTGGCCAATGTTCCACGATCTACTTCAATACCAGCATTTAATGTTGGGGCAACATTAGGACTAAGTCCAGCATTCAGAGTAATAATATTGTCAAATATTGCTGTATTTGTAGTACTGAGAGATGCTTGATTACCTAATACTATTAAATTTCCAGTTATAGTAACCAAACTAGTATCCATGGTAACTGTGTCGCTGGCATTGATTGATTTCAGCGTGTAACTGGTATTAAATCTTTTAATTAGGGCCATTGTAGTATTTCCGTTATTGTAGTATTTATGCAGTGTAAAAATATGCAGAATTCAAAAAAATAGCACCCAAAGGTGCTATTTTGTTTCTTAAAAAAATTAAGATTAGTTGCTAGAAACAGTGACTAGGTAAGGAGCCGCCGCGTTGGATGCAGTTCCTAATGTCCAACGATATTTATTACCAGCAGAGTCATAACAAATTTTACCATTGAGTTTGGCAATGTTAAATGTTTCACTACCTGCAAAAGTTGCAGTGATTGTCATTTCTCCTTGCACTGGTAAAGCATTTGCAGTTAATCTGCACTTGCCTGCGCCATAGCTTGTAGCAACACGGAAAGTTTTACTGCCAGTTTGTTTAATAATGTCGCCGTTTGTGCGACCAATTGTGTCACCAGTTACCCAGGCGTTAGATGCAATAGCATTGTTAGTTGTTGCAGTTGGTTGTGCGTTGGCTGTGACTGTGGCAGGAGCCGCAACGTTTGCACCGGTAAAGGTCAATGTAGAGGCAGCGGTGTATCCAGTACCTGTGTTGGATATGCCCACAGCTTTGATAGCGCCGTTAGCATGTAAATAAACTGTACCAGCAACCGCAGTGGCACCACCTGTTACTGTAGGTGCACTGAATGCAGCCGCAACGTTGGCAGAGTAATATCCAAATCCTAGGTTACCTGTAAAAGTCAAAGCAACATTACCACCTGTAGAATAAAGTGCCTCTCCACCGACTGCGTTAGTGTTGCGATTTCCGAAATAAATTGATTTAATTGGCCGTCCCATTTTGTTTCTCCTTGTGTTAGCGTTCTAGGCCTACGCAGAGGGTTACTGCATAAACTCTCATCTAAGAGCGAACATTATATTTACCATTTTTATTGACTTTTTCCTGTGCCAGTGTATAATAAATATCAAAAGGAACATACTATGGATGTAGATTCAGCCGCAACATTTTTATCATGTGCAATACTGTTTGGAGCAGGCTTTGCCATCCTTGGTATCACAGTTATTTTTCTAAACAACATTACTCACAAATATTGGAAACCAATTCGTATCTTCACCGAAGACAGTTGGATCTTCAACGTGGGCAATACACTACCTAGTAGGTTTGCTGAACCACATGAAATAGAACCAAAGATTCCCCCGGTACTAGACAAGAAAGTGTAACAGATTTGTAACAGTTTTTAGCGTAAATAATATTATGCTAAAAACTTATCGCAGTATTTTTATCAGTGATGTACATCTTGGTACTCGTGACTGCAAAGCAGAGCAGTTAAATAATTTCCTCAAAAACAACACGTGTGAAACATTATATCTAGTAGGGGATATAATAGATGCATGGAAAATTCAACAAAATAAATTACGATGGAAACAAAGCCACACCAATGTGGTTCGCCGTGTGCTTGGTCACGCCAAACGCGGGACTAGAGTTGTATATATAGCAGGCAATCATGACGAGTTCTTGCGTCCAATGATTCCTTATGCGGCAACATTTGGTAGTATTGAAATATGCAATCAATGTGAACACATAGGTGCAGATGGTCGACACTACCTAGTGGTACACGGCGATCTATTTGATGGTATCACCCGCCTGGCACCGTGGTTAAGTTTTTTGGGAGACCGAGCATATGACTTTATCTTGAGACTTAATAGTAGGTTCAATTGGATCCGCCACCGCATGGGTTTTGGATATTGGAGTCTTAGTCAGTTTCTTAAACATAGAGTTAAAAAAGCCATCGACTTCATGTTTCACTTTGAACGGAACCTTGCAGCCTACTGCAAAAAAAGAGGGTTCGATGGCGTGGTGTGCGGTCACATACATCACGCAGAAATAAAAGAAATTGACGGTGTGATATATATGAATGACGGAGACTGGGTGGAGTCATGCACAGCACTGGTAGAACACCACAACGGAGCATGGAAGATCGTAACATGGACACAAACAAATGACAAAGAAAATATTGATAATAACGGACAACTTGCCGGATCAGATTAATGGCGTGGTCACCACTTACAAGAACATTGAGGCTTGTGCGATACTGGATGGTTATCGTGTTGATTATATTGATCCCAGGCGGTTCCGCCATGTTGATTGTCCTGGCTACAACGAAGTCAAACTTGCCATTCCGCGGGAGATGGGCAAGAAGATCGAAGAGATTGATCCGGATCA